GATGTGTATAGCATACAGAATTTAAAAGTAGCATTGCCTCCTGTACCAAAAAATCTTAGCAAAAATAATAATAAATGGGAAGTCCAAGAATATCCAAAAGAATTAGAAAAGTTAAAAACTATATTTGATTGGAAGGATTTACCGGTAGATTATAAAAATAGATGGCATGGGTATATCGATAATGAGTTTAGTAGACGCGATGAAGGCTACTGGTTCTATAACAAGGGCAATCCTACTTACATTACTGGCGCTCATTATATGTACTTGCAGTGGACCAAGATTGATGTTGGGAAGCCAGAGTTTAGAGAAGCAAACAGATTATTCTTTATATTCTGGGAAGCTTGCAAAGCAGATACAAGATGTTATGGAATGTGCTACCTCAAAAATAGACGGAGTGGGTTTTCATTCATGGCATCATCAGAGACTGTCAACCAAGCTACCATCTCTTCAGACTCTCGATACGGAATACTTTCAAAGTCAGGAGCTGATGCAAAAAAAATGTTTACCGATAAAGTTGTACCAATATCCGTCAACTACCCGTTCTTCTTTAAACCAATACAAGATGGAATGGATAGACCAAAAACAGAATTGGCATATCGTGTTCCCGCAAGTAAATTTACTAGGCGTAAAATAATTGTAAATGAAAAAACTGAAGAGCTTGCTGGCCTTGATACCACAATTGATTGGAAAAATACTGGTGATAACAGCTACGATGGTGAAAAGCTTGCGTTACTTGTGCATGATGAGGCCGGTAAATGGGAAAGACCAGAAAATATATTAAACAACTGGAGAGTAACTAAAACCACATTAAGGCTAGGTTCAAGAGTTATTGGAAAATGTATGATGGGTTCAACAAGTAACTCATTAGATAAGGGAGGTGAAAACTATAAAAAATTATACGATGACTCAGATGTTACAAAAAGAAACCGCAATGGACAGACTCGCTCAGGATTATATAGTTTGTTCATACCTATGGAATGGAACTTCGAAGGATTCATTGATTCTTATGGATTACCTGTATTCAATACGCCCGCAGAGCCGGTTGAGGATAGCTACAAACAACTTATTGACATCGGGGTTATCGAACACTGGGAGAATGAAGTTGAAGGATTAAAAGGAGATCAAGACGCATTAAATGAATTTTATAGACAATTTCCACGGACTGAAGAGCACGCTTTCAGAGATGAAACTAAGAATAGCATATTTAATCTTGTTAGGATTTACGAACAGATTGACTACAATGAAGAAGCTAGATACGACGGTAATGTCAATACTGGATCTTTTTCGTGGCAGAACGGCATTAAAGATTCAAAAGTTCAATTTACACCGAACCCTAATGGAAGATTTAAAGTAAGTTGGATTCCAAGTTCAAATTTACAAAATAAAGTAATAATAAAAAATGGAGTTAAATATCCTGGTAATGAACACGTTGGTGCATTTGGTTGCGATAGTTATGATATATCCGGAACTACCGACGGCAAAGGATCTAAAGGTTCTTTACACGGCCTCACAAAATTCAGTATGGAGAATGCTCCTCCGAATAGATTTTTTTTAGAGTATATTGCAAGACCTCAAACTGCAGAAATATTTTTTGAAGATATATTAATGGCATTACATTTTTACGGTATGCCAATACTTGCAGAAAATAACAAACCTAGATTATTATATTATTTAAAAAGAAGAGGTTATAGAGGCTACTCAATGAATAGACCTGATAAAGTTTGGAATAGATTATCTGTTGCTGAAAAAGAAATAGGCGGAATACCAAACTCGAGTGAAGATATTAGACAAGCTCACGCTGCTGCAATTGAAAGTTATATAAATTCATATGTAGGACATACTGGAGACGGCAATTACGGGGATATGTATTTTAATATTACATTAAATGATTGGGCAAAGTTTGATATAAATAAAAGAACAAAATTTGATGCCGCGATAAGCTCGGGCTTGGCGGTTATGGCATGTAATAAAAACTTGTATACACCAAAAGCTATGATACAATTAAAAGATAAAGTTAATTTTAGTTTTGCTAAATATGATAACAAAAGCAACATTTCAAAAATAATACAATAAATGGCTAAGATAATTAAAAAAGGCATTTTTCCAAGTCAAGCTGTAAGCAGTGCTGAGAAAGCTAGTGAACAATATGGTTTACAGATCGGTAATGCAATAGAAGCAGAATGGTTTAGAAAAGACGGGTCAGATACACGTTACTTCGCTAACAGAGATAATTTTCATAGATTAAGATTATATGCAAGAGGAGAACAAAGTATAGATAAATATAAAAACGAATTATCAATAAACGGTGATTTATCATATCTTAATTTAGATTGGAAGCCAGTTCCAATTATACCTAAGTTTGTAGATATAGTTGTAAACGGTATACAAGAAAGAACTTATGATTTAAAAGCTTACTCAGTAGACGCTGTCGCTTCTGCTGAAAGAACACAATATGTAAAAGATTATTTAGAAGACATGCGCTTGTTTAGTTTTAAAGAAGCTGTTGAGCAAGACATGGGACTAGATACTTTTAAAAACGATAAAAATAATTTACCTGAATCTGATGAAGAGTTAGAATTACACATGCAGTTAACTTATAAACAAAGTATTGAAATTGCACAAGAACAAGCTTTAACAAACGTATTTGATTTAAACAAGTATGATCTACTTAAGAAAAGGCTTGATTATGACACGGCAGTATTAGGTATATCTTGTGTAAAAAATAGTTTTAATACAGCTGAAGGAATAAAATTACAATATGTCGATCCTTCTGATTTAGTTTATTCTTATACAGAGTCACCATATTTTGATGATTTATATTATGTAGGTGAAGTAAGAAAACTAACTATAGCAGAGCTTAAAAAACAATTTCCAGAATTAACTGACGATGATATTAAAAAGCTAGAACAGTATGGTTCAGGCAGTAATATGTTAGGTAGAAAGTTTTCATCAGCAGATAGCATTGATGCTAACTATGTATACGTATTACATTTTGAATATAAAACTTTTGAAAATCAAGTATATAAAATTAAAGAAGGTGGAACGGGTTATCAAAAAGCATTGAAAAAAGACGATTCATTTAATCCACCCAGCAATGACCCCAACTTTCAAAAAGTAAATAGAGCTATTGAAGTGTTGTATGAAGGAACAAAAATAGTTGGCCACGAAAAATTATTGGAATGGAAAAAGTGTGTTAATATGACACGTCCTAAGTCTGATATTACAAAAGTACAAATGAGTTACAATATTGTAGCCCCAAGAATATATAAAGGAAAGCCTGAATCTTTAGTTAGTAGGATGACATCATTTGCTGACATGATTCAAATAACGCATTTAAAATTACAACAGGTTCTTTCAAGACTGGTACCAGATGGTGTATACTTAGACGCGGACGGCCTTGCTGAAGTGGATTTAGGTAATGGTACAAATTATAATCCGCAAGAAGCGTTAAATATGTATTTCCAAACTGGTTCTGTTATTGGTAGATCAATGACACAAGATGGGGATATGAATCCAGGTAGAGTGCCAATACAGGAATTACAAACATCGGGAGGTAACAATAAAATTGCAAGCTTAATACAATCTTACAATTATTATTTGCAAATGATGCGAGATGTTACAGGATTAAATGAAGCAAGAGATGGTAGTCAACCCGATAAGAATGCTTTAGTTGGTCTACAAAAATTAGCAGCGGCTAATAGCAATACAGCCACAAGACATATATTACAAGCTGGATTATATTTAACATTAAAAACAGCTGAAGCTGTATCTTTAAGAATTGCAGATGTATTAGAATACTCAAATACTAATAATCAATTTATGCAATCACTAGGTAAATTTAATGTAGGTAATTTAAATGAAGTAAAAGAATTACATATACATGACTTTGGTATATTTTTAGAATTAGCACCAGATGAAGAGCAAAAACAACTTCTTGAAAACAATATTCAAATGGCTATTCAACAACAACAAATCAATCTTGAAGATGCTATCGATGTTAGGGAAGTTAGAAATTTAAAGCTTGCTAATCAATTATTAAAAATAAGAAGAAAGAAAAAACAACAATTAGATCAGCAGATACAGCAACAAAATATACAAGCGCAGTCTCAAGCTAATCAACAATCATCTCAAGCAGCAGCTGCGGCAGAAATACAAAAACAACAAGGCGTTGCTGAAAGTAAAGTGCAAATTGCGCAAGCACAATCTCAATTTGATATTCAAAAATTAGAAAGAGAAGCAGCAATTAAAAAAGAATTAATGCAATTTGAATTTGATTTAAATATAAAGCTTAAGGAAGCTGATTCAAATGTAATTAATGATAAAGAGAAGTACAAAGAAGATCGTAAAGACGAACGAACTAAAATACAAGCATCGCAACAAAGTGAATTAATAGATCAGAGAAAATCTGGTAAGCCACCTAAAAAGTTTGAATCCGCAGGAATGGATAGCTTAGGTGGATTTGGATTAGAGCAATTTGATCCAAGATAAATTTTTAAATAATTATATAATATTTTATTATGGCAGAAATTAAAGCAAAAGTGCTGGAAGACGAAATAAAGACTCCAGCTCAAAAAGAACAAGAAGTACAGAAAGATTCTCAGTATGACAAAGAATCTGACATGTACAAAGTAGATTTAAGTAATCCCCCTAAACAAGAACAAGATGCCGTTCAAGAACAAAAAACAGAAGATGGCGTGCTACGCGGAAGCAGCGAAAATGAAAAAGCTGGGCAAGAAGCCGAAGTGGAACTGCAAGGAGTACGCGAAGAAGAAGAAGTAGTTTTAGAAGAAATTACAGAAGAAGAAGCTAAAGAGGTTGAAGAAAAAGTTGAAGAGCTACAAGAAGAAGTAGAGGATGCAATAGAAGAAGCTCAAGAAACCGCGCAACCTTTACCGGAAAATATTCAAAAAGTTGTAGACTTTATGAATGAAACTGGCGGTAGTTTAGAAGATTACGTTAGATTAAATGCAGATTATAGTAATGTAGACGATAACACATTACTAACTGAATATTACAAACAAACTAAGCCTCATCTTAGTTATGATGAAATACAATTCCTTATGGAAGATGAATTTGATTTTGACGAAGAAGTGGATGAGCCTAAGTTTATTAAAAGAAAAAAATTAGCTCATAAGGAGGCGGTTGCACAAGCTAAAAACCATTTGGAAGGTTTAAAGAGTAAATATTACGAAGAAGTCAAGTTGGGTTCTAAGTTAGCTCCAGAACAACAAAAGGCAGTAGAGTTTTTCAATCGTTACAATAATGAGCAAAAGCAGGCCGACGAATTATTGCAGAAGCAAACAAAACATTTTGAACAAGAAGCCAATAAGTTGTTCAACAAAGATTTTAAAGGTTTTAATTTCAATGTTGGAGAAAAGAAATACCGGTTTAATGTTAAAGATGCTAGCAAAGTGAAAACACAGAATTTATCAAATGTTTTTGATAAGTATGTTGATCAAAATAATCTTTTGACTAACGGAAGTGATTTTCATAAAGCTTTATTTGCTGCTTCTAACCCTGATTCAATAGCAAATCATTTTTATCAACAAGGTAAAGCTGATGCGGTTAAACAAATAACAGCAGACGCTAAAAATATTAATATGAACCCCCGTAAAACTTCGGATGGTTTTGTTGATGCCGCGGGAATAAAAGTAAGAGCTATTTCAGGTGATAATATTTCGGGAGCAAAATTGAAACTGAAAAATTATTAAACTAAAAAAAATTAATTAAAAATGGCAAACAATAATACTTTTACAGGACCTGGTTCCGGAAGTTTAGTAAGTCCTAATGTACAAAAAATGACTACTGCAGGTAGTTATTTAGATATACAAAATGATGGATGGGCTAAACAATTCTTACCAGAGCTGTATGAAAAAGAAGTTGAAAGATACGGTAATAGAACCGTAGCTGGATTCTTAAAAATGGCAGGTGCAGAAGCACCAATGCAATCTGATCAAGTTATTTGGTCTGAACAAGGAAGATTACACATCGCTTATCAAGCAACTGTAGCAACCGCTACTGGGGCAGTATCTGCAATTAAAGATATTGACAACACAAGTGGTTCTGATATTGCTCACTCACTAAGAATTGGTAACACAGTTGTATGTGAAGTGTCAGGTGTGGTATTCAAAGGTTTTGTAAAATCGGTTGGCGCAA